TTGAAGCAAAACCCCGAATTAATGAGACAGTTTGCTAATGCTGCTGTAAATCAAATGCCTACTGAACATAGACAAGCCGCATCAATGATGAATAATATGGCACAAATGGGTCGTCCAAGAACACCACATGTTAATGATTTACCACCTTATGCTCCACGTCCAGTTCCTAATAATGATATTAGAAGTCAAAGTTCTATAAATGTTGTATCATCAGCTCCTAAAGGCAAGAGTATTCCTGCTCCACAAGGATTAGATGAAATATTAGATGATTTAAAGAGTTCTACTACAAATAGAGATGAAAGTTTATCTGAAGTTATAAGTAGGACTGAACGAGGTTCTCGTAAAAAGACTATTTTTCAAAAACCATCTAAATCATCATCATCCACTTTATCTTTATAAATGTCTAAATAATAATGTAATATTTAGAAATTTTAATCTATCTTACCTTGTGCTTTGAGTTTAAGATATGCTTGTTTTATTTCTTCAGGTGACAATTCACCATCTTTATTTGTATCTATTTCTGTAAATGATTTAGGAAGAATACATAATTTACTTTCTTCGTGGAATAAATTGAGGACAACTATAATGAAAATGACTGTTACCATTAATGATAGTAGAATATCACGTGTTGCTGTAAATACTATTATAAAAAGAAATAGATATTGACCTAATTTAGATGAAAAGAACTTTTTATGATTTGATGATAATTGAACTTCAATATAGCGTCCACCAATATTCATTAAAATCATAGTCAATCCAAGAAATACATTATTTTGATTTATTTTATGTAAATATGTTTGTATAGTATTCAATATAGTGCTCATATTTATAATTTATTAAGATATTTCTTTTTCAATGTATAATTTCCAAATGTGAATGGAAATAATATATCTCGTTGTTCAATTGGTATTTTTCTTAAATATTTCTCCACAAAAATAATATCACTATACAATGCTATTGGGAATGATAAGATAAACATTGGAAAAGGCATTAATGTATCAACAATATATTCTGAATATAATATTGGTTTATTATCTTTACTTTCAAGTAATGGATAATAAAATACACGTCTTGCTGTTAAATAAGAAATAGAAGTTATAGTAAAATATTTAAATAAATTGGACATTTTAATATAGGTATATAAATATTACCTTTAAGTTCAGTTTTTAGGTTTACTATCAATCATTTTCTGTAATTCGTGTATTGATTCGTGTAATACTGAAAAAGTGTCTTTTAATGTTTTATCAGACATCATATTTTCATATTGTTCATTATCTTCTTCATCATTTACATAATTTTCTTTTTTATTATTATCAGTATCATCATTTTCAAAACTTTCTTTTATCAATAATTCACTTTTATATGTAGCTTTTGCTGCTTGTATTGAATTATCCATATTAATTGTAACTACTAATGCTACTAACATAAATATACCTAACATTAAATCTTCTTCAAAACAGATAGTATAAAATATATATAATAATATTGCGAACTTTATATATGGATGATTGATCAATGATAACCAAGGACGAGGTGTGTATATGGATATAACAGATATATAAATAATTAAAATTATAATATACATCATATCCGGTGTAATTTTATAATTAAATATGTTAAATTCCATTGATATATATTTGTAATATATCAATATAATATTAATTCATTTTATGACCTAAAAATCTACAGGTGCTCCTACTTCTTCCATTGGATCAGCAGGATTAACAATAAGAACATTATTATCTTCAAATCCTTCAGTTGGAACTTGTGTGACTTCACATAATTTATCTAATGTTGTATTTGGTATATTTTGTGTATTTTCTAACATACTATTCAATGCTTCTTTTGAAATACCTAATGCTTTAGTTATTTTATCCATATTTTTTGAAGCATAATCACGAACATTCATTGACATATCAGGCATAGCATCTTGCTTAACCATTTTACATAATATTTCTTTTAACTTGTTATTCATAACTGAACTCAAGTCTGGTGATTTTTGTTCGGTTTTTTGTTCTTCAAAATGTTCTTTTTGTTGTTCTTTAAAGTTTTCAACTTCTAATTTTGTTGCTAAATTCAATATTACGAAGAATAAGATTGAAATAACTAAAGCAACTTGAATATTATGTGATGCTACAAATCCAATTAAAAACATAAATAATAATTTACCTAACCAAGTATCAAAAAATAAGATAACTGAATTTGGTAAAGCTGGAGCAGCTAAAGCTGAATATAAGACAATTAATAAACTAACAATTAAAGTAGCCATTTTATTATTAGTTAGAAGTTTAGTGAAGTCTTTCATTATTATATATATTATAATATTTACATATTATTTTCTAAATTGTATTTAAAATGCCATATTGTACTTTAGAAGAAGCTTGGAATGTTGAAGTTTATCCAGATGAAGAAAAAGAGCTAGTTAAACAATTACCTTCACCTGAAACATACGGCTATCCTAATAAAATATATGAACCTAATCCAACTCCAATGGATATACCACGTCCACAATATAGTATGAAAGAACATTTATCTGAATTTGAAGAAGATCAACAAAGGCGTATAGCATCAAGTCAAGTAAATCCATATTCAAAATTGATAGAAGAACTTAAGAGTGATAATAAAAAATTGAGAGAAAAAATTGAAGAATTACAAAAATATTCTAATAAACAACAAGATAAAGATAGTCTATTTGATGTAATTCTTTATATTTCTACTGGTATATTTGTCATATTTATGATGGAAAATATTACAAATATGGGACGCCGCTACTAAAACTTAAATGGTCTTGTTATTAAAGCCTTAATTTCATACTTATCATCTGTTATAGTATTATGATGTCTAGGTGAAGATACTTCAGTTGTTAAATGTGATATCATATTAATATCTTTTGAATAATCCTTATAAGGATTTACCATCATATCAGTTTCAATCTTCTTAACATATGGATTTGTAATATTTGATGGTATATGACCCCACGAAATATAAAGAATGTTAGGATAACCATACATTACTTTAAAACCATTCTTTCTCAAGTTTTCTATTAAATAATCAGCACATTTTATAGAATCATATGTAGGTAATCCTGCTACAAAGTTAGGTATATTATATACGCAATATTGTATATCTCTTTCTGAACTTAGTTGAATACGTGTATGACATTTAGAGAGTATTTGATTATAAATATTAAATTTTTTAATTTCTCTTTCATCTTTTTTACGATTAAGTTCAAAAATGTTCAACATCTTATTTATTACATATATAAAAAACATAAACATTATTATTCGCATTATATAATAATGATTACGAACCTCGTATTAAGTGGTGGAGGTCAAGCTGGATTTTCATATATAGGAGTTATGAGATATCTTGAAGAAACGGGTCATATTAATAATATTAAAAATATATTGGGTGTATCAATCGGTTCAATATTTTCTTTAATGATTACATTGAATATTAATTCAAAACAATTTGGTAATTTATTGAAGTTAGTAAATACAGAAATGGGTGAAATTAATATACATAATATATTATCATTCTTTGATACGTTCGGTATTGATGATTGCGAAAGAATTACAAAATTAATAAAAGCCTGTATTAAAGTTAAATTGGGGAATGAAAATGCCACATTTGAAGATATAAATAATTATAATAAAAATAAAAATTTACTCATATTCACAACCAATCTAACAAAAAAAGAAAAAACTATTTTCTCTTTTGATAAAACACCAAATGTTGAATTATGGAAAGCAGTAAGAGCATCTTGTACTTATCCATTATATTTTCAACCAATTAAAATAGATGATGATTTATATGTAGATGGTGGTGTATCTTGTAACTATCCAATATACTATTTTAAAGATGATATTGAAAATACTTTAGGTATATCATTTTTATATACTAATAATAACAATAATAATGAAAATGATATGAAGAAAAATGATTTTGTTAATTATATTTCATCTATATTTATGGTTATTATAGGTTCATTAGAAAAACATATTATAGAACTTTATAAAGAAAATACAATACAATTAGAAATTCCAATATCATATATAACTGATTATAAAATGTCACGTGAAAGTAAAGAAGAAATATATGAATTAGGATATAATGAGTTTAAGAAAGAATGGACAACTAAATTTCCGGATGATACTCCTAGTGAAACTGCTAGTCATTATAATGAAAATTGGGAAAATGAATTAGAAGATATTCGTTCACATATGAACTAATAAAATATCTTTATTTATACTATAAATGTGTATGGAATTATTAGAAAATCCTATTTTATATGGTTTAATTGCTGTATTTTTGGCAGTATATGGTCCACGATTACATCCAAGATTACCTAAAAATATTCGTTTATTATTCAATGCTAAATGGTTTCGCTTATTAATTATATTGTTAATTGTATTTTTATCATCACACGACTTAAAATTGTCATTATTGGTATCATTAGCATTTTTATTAATTCTTATGTTAGTTGATGGTGCTGATATTAGAGAACATTTTGAAAGTTGTTTAAAGAAAGAAGAAGGGAGATGAAGATGACAATAATTTTATGTCTCATTATAATATAATTAATTATGCAAAAGTGGCTAACTAAAAATTTAATTGAAAATACTTATGTATTTGCTGTATTATCCGTATTTTTAGCAATGTATGGACCTCGCTTACATATGGCATTACCACGTTCAATCCGTTCATTATTCTCTAATCCGCTATTTCGTGGTTTAATTTTATTCGTCATTGTCTATTTATCTAATCACGATATGATTATGGCATTAACAATTACAATAATGTTTGTAGTTGTAATGTATGGTGTTCAAATGAGTAATTTATTAGAAGGTATGTATGTTGAAAATTTTGAAGTTTATGGTAAACCTGTTGCTGATTGTTCAAATTATGAAAATGACAATTTAGCACAACCTGCTTATCCTTCAAGCTGAATCATTTGATGAATCATCACTTACTGTTGATGTATTATCAACCGGTTCAACTCTTTCTAATTCAGGACGAGTACATACATCACCTACACAATTACCAGGCATTTCTTTCTTTGGAAGTTGACAATTATCACCTTCACATTTAGGACTACCCTTCTTGTATTTATTATATACTACATAGCATACTCCACAAACTACAAGAACTGCTAGAGCGATTAAACCTAATAAAACGTATTTTTCCATATTATGTTATAATCTATAAAATTATAAAATAATATTACTAATTACGCACTAAATTATATTAAATATTTGCTTACAGGTGATAAACTACGGTAAACTTTCTTTCTCTTTTTATTACTAACTTGCTTCTTTTTAGAAACTTTTTTACTTATTTTTTTACTAGCTTTTTTACTAGTTTTTTTACTTGTTTTTTTACTAGTTTTTTTACTTTTACTATTTTTTAATACAATCTTTAATAATATTTCTTTTAATGATTTACCACCACCATTCAATAAATATTCATCTAAAGAAGGTAAGTTTTCATCATCTATTTTTTCAACTTTATTCATCTTATTATAAATATAGATTTAATAGCGTAACATAGTTTCTAAATAACTCATCATATCTTTTTCTGTTCTATTACCTTCATATGTATAATTCTTACCATCTTTTGTAAATATTAAAGTTGGATAACCTTCAACTTTATATTCACGTGCCATATCCTTATTTTCTTCAGCATTAATCATCTTAACTACAATCTTTTTACCATTCAATTCACCAAATGAGCAATTATCCATAATTTTCTTGAATTCAGGTTTAGCGTGCGTACAATGAGGACACCAATCAGTATAAAACATCATAAAACTTGATGGTGTAGCTAAATCAGTAAAACTTTCAGTCTTTCTTGATTTTAATGAAGATGGACTACGATATAAATAGATACCCAATAAAATTAATATAGCAACTACTATACCACATAACATATAAGTTGGAATAGATTTAAATAATCCAGTAATTTTCTGTAAAAGTTTCATTATATAATATAATCATCTAATTTTTTCTTTTTTTTTATTTTGGTTTATAATGCCTAAATACGACATTACAATCTTCATTACTTGAATATAATGTTTTTACTATCTTAAAAATATAAAATTTATGTTCATATTGTGGGAAAAAAACATCACATTTATAATCTTTTAATAAATTTGTAATATATAAATTATCAACAATATTCATATATTTTTTATAAATTTCACTTCCACCAATAAAAAAGATTTTATTAATATTATTCATTTTATTAAAATAATCTATATAGTAATTTAAATTACCTTCATTACAATAAATCAAATTATCTGTTGAATTATAATTTTCTGGATTATTTGTTAATACAATATTAATTCTATCTTTTAATGGCCGTCTAGTAGATGGTATAGAATCATATGTTTTACGTCCCATTACTACTATATTATTTAATGTAATATCACGAAAATATATTAGATCTTCACTAATATACCAAGGAATACGTCCTTCATTACCAATTCCGTAATAGTTATCGTGTGCTACAATCATATTATATTCAATATTTTTATTAGAAAATATATTATCGTGTGATGACATATTTTATAATCTATCATTATTATTTTTAATTTAAAAAAGAGAAGTTATATTTTCAGGTAATGGTGTAATTTTTGTTTTATACCATTTTTGTAATCTATCTATAATAGGTGTTTCACTTTCTGTTACAAAATTGATAGCAACACCTTTACGACCATAACGACCAGTTCTACCGATACGGTGTATATAGGTTTCACATAATTTAGGTAAGTCATAATTGATAACAACACTAACTTGTTGAATATCAATACCACGAGCAATAATATCAGTAGTTAAAAGAATACGAGTTTCTCCTGTTCTAAATGATTTCATAACTTTTTCACGTTCAACGTGTTTCATTTCACCATGTAATAATGCGACTGAAAAGTTTTGTTCTTCTAATTTTTCTTTAATATCTTCAGCTTTTCTACGTGAATTTACGAAAATAATAGTCATATTTATTTTAAGTCTTTCATATAAATCTACTAAAGTTTCTATTTTCCAATTTTCATTATCAACTCCAAGATAGAATTGCTCAATACCTTCTAATGTAACTTGTTCAGGATTTACTAATATACGTACAACATTATCAGTCATAATCTTATTAGTTATTTCTAATGCGGATTCAGGCATAGTAGCACTAAATACACAAACTTGACATTGTTTAGGAACAAATTGGAAAATTTCATATAATTGTTCTTTAAAACCCTTAGAAAGCATTTCGTCTGCTTCATCAATAATTAAACATTTCAATTTAGTCATTCTCAATACATATCGTTTAATCATATCTTGGATACGTCCTGGTGTGCCTACAATAAATTGAGCACCACTATCTAAGGCTTTTTTATTACTTTCAATAGATACACCACCGATTAATAGCGCACTTTTCAATTTCATATATTGTGATAAACAAGTGTAATTATAATATATTTGTTGTGCTAGTTCGTGATTCGGACATATAACTAAGACTTGAGGTCTTTCTATAGTCTTATCAATCTGGTTTAATGAACCAATTAAAAAAGTGGCTGTTTTACCGGTTCCTGATTGTGATTGTGCTATCAGGTCTTTATGTTCTAACATTGGTTTTATAGCTTTTCGTTGTATAGGTGATGGAATTTCATAACCCATCGAGTAAATACCACGTAATAGATCTTCATTTAATTTTAAATCGTCAAATGATTTACATTCATAAATGACGGATTCTTCGGTTTTAGCATTTTCATTTGTTTGTGATGACGATGACATCTTATATTATAGTAATGTAAGATATAATCTTTAAATCATTATGTATCTCTTTTTATTTTTCAAAAGATGAATATGCTTGTGCTAAATCATATGAATTGGAAGCTTGATATGGTAAAGTATCAGTTTGTAAAGTTTTAGCTAATTTATATGATAAAGCGTATGCTTTTTGATTTTGGTCAACTATTGTATCATCTGTATTTTGTTTTATGGTCGGTTCAAAATGTTCAAATCGTTTATTTTTTCTACAAGCACTAGTCTTCAATTGTTTTTGATTATTTTTTTGAACAACTTTTACACTTTTATTTTGTGTAAATTTTTCCTCAATAATATGCTTTTCTTTATTATCTAAATTGACATATATTGTATTTTTTTGTTCTGGTAAATTTATAATCGCATCTTTCAAACGATAATCAACTACTGATGCTATAGTTATACCTAAATAGTAGCCAAAGAGTAAGATTACAAAAAGGCCTATTATTATTTGTTGCCACTCTTTCATATTCTATTATTATAGAATAATTTATTATCCATAATAATATTAATATAATAAGATGTCAGCAGAACAGAGTAAATGTATTGTTGGTAATAAACAGTCGCCGATAAATATAATATCAGCTAATGCGAAACAATGTAATACTTTATGTAATTTACGTTTCTTTTATAGAAGTTCATTATGTTCTATTGAAAATAATGGGTTCAGTTTTACAATTCGTTATGATCCTGGTTCAAGTGTAGTGTATAAAGATGAAGTATTTAGTTTAGAAAGTATAACTATTACTATACCATCATCACATAAGATAGATGGTAAATCATATAATGGTGAAATTATGATAAATCATCGTAATACTATTAATAAGAATTTATTGATAGTATCTGTATTTTTACAATTAGATAATAATGAGATAGCTAGTGCTTCAAAAGGATTTCTTGATGAATTTGTTGATATTATACCTAGTAATAATAGTGCTAAATTAGTGAATCTTGGAACAGAATGGAATGTTTTTGATGTATTACCAGAAGATAAAGGTTTTTATACATATCAGGGTTCTATAATAAGAGAACCTTGTACTGAAAATGTTACTTGGGTAGTAATGGCAAATCCTGTATATGCGAGTTTGAGATTTTTTGATAAGATGAAACAGTTATTTCCAAATGAGAGTAATCGCGGAGCAAGAAATGATGATACAAGAGATGTTTTATATAATTCAAATACAGATAGAGCAAATAAAGAGAATTATGGGTCATCTATGAGATGTTATGATGATTTAGCATTTAGAAGTCAATGTTCATTATTATCTAAAAATGCTTTAGTACAAGAACAAACTGACAATTCATTAATGTATATAATTCTATTTATATTAGCAATAATAGTTATTGTATTACTTATATTAATAAGAGAGAGGGTGAATTTTATGGATAAAATGAGAAATATTGGAAGTACATTAATGACAGGTGTTAATAAAATGGGAAGTATGATAGATAGAAATGCGGCTGTTCAAAGATAGATAAGTTATTTTTTCTTTGAAGATTTACGTTCTTTTAGAGATAAACACATTTCTTTACATTTAGAAACTTGCGTTTTGATTAATTCTATAGCATTTTTTGTAATTTTATTTTCATCTTTCAATATTTTTAATATTTCTTTACACATACTCAGTTGTTCTTTTAATAATTGTATTTCATTTGTTTGATTTTCTATATGGTCTAATAAATCATCCATATAGTCCCGCTTTTTCCAAAAAATTGTTTCAAATATGGGTTCTTTATCATCTGGAAACTCAAAATGTTGTTTTTTTACATACCATTTAAAAGACCCACGAGATAAACATACTGATTTATCAGTTGTATATACAAGTCGTCCACCTTCTCTAAAACATTGTTTATGATTTGAATCTAATGTTACGTATCTTATTTGTGAATTTACTGAAACTTCATCTATATTGTCAATACGAACAAAACTATCAAGTAGTTCTTCAATTTCATTTTTTGTATATTCTTTTGTTCGTCTTTTTTTATTTTTTAAATTTATTATTTTATTAGACATCTTATAATATAATCATATTTTGACTTTTATAAAAAAAACTTAATAAGCTTACTCTTATTGTGTTTAAAGAATAAAAATAATTATATACCTATAATATAAAATAATCAATGGGCTTAGGTTATATGTTACTTGCTGTAAAGAGTGAGCAAGATAAATATTTAGTAGGTAATCCACAATTCACATTTTTTAAGGGTGCTTATAGACGTCACACACATTTCGCATTAGATCCTGTATATGTTCCATTTGTTGGTGAAACAACTAATGCTTATGGTCGTAAATTATATGTTGATATTCCTAAAAGTGGTGATTTATTACATCGTATGTATTTAGTATTAGATATTGAAATACCTAATCAAACAGATATTTCAAATGTCAATCTATTTGGCTATTCATTTATAGACCATATTGATATTATTATTGATGGTCAATTAATAGACCGTCATTATAGTGATTGGTTAATGTTATATATGGAATTGATGCAAGATAAACGTAAAGAACTAGCAACTGGTTTAATGACAGGAATGCATTCATCTGGTAATAATAAGAAATCACTATTTTTACCATTAAGATTTTGGTTTAATAATGATATAGGTCTATCATTACCATTAATTGCTCTACAATATTCTAATGTACGTATAGAAGTACAGTTAAATCAAAAGAGTATTCCAACAACATATGTATCTAATTTAACCACTACAGCAAATAGTATAACAAATACTAATCTATCATTAAATAGAATGCAAATGTTATGTGAATATATACATTTAGATAAAGATGAACGTGTATTATTTTCATCAAAACAATTAGAATATTTAATTACACAAGTTCAGTCAAGTTTGAATAATCCTATTCAACTTTATACATCTAGTATGACTAATGATAAATATGAAGATTTAACACAACGCTTTGATTTACGTTTTAATCATCCAGTCAAATCTTTATTTTGGGGCATAAAAGATAACCGAGTTGACTTGAGTAGTGTTGATTTATCACACAATTTATTTGATAATACTACAGGTGTATTATATTATAATTATTGGAGAAATGCTAACTATTTACGTGAACAAATGAAAGAATGTAATTTAGTTATGAATGGTAAAGATGTTACTGAACCATTAGAACCACAATATTTCCGTTTTGTTCAAGATTATCAACATCATCTTAATAGTTCATTATTGAATGTATATAATTTAAATAGAACCAGTAATAAAGCACCTAATTATAAGGCTAATATATATCCAATAGGTATGGGTTTCTATAATTATAATTTTGCTTTTAATCCAACGGAAACTCAACCATCTGGATCAGTCAATTTTTCAAAATTAGAACAAGCACAATTGAAGATGAAGTTATATCGTGATACTGATAATTTTACTTACAGTGCTACATCACTAACAAGTAATTTAACTGCTAAATATATCAATATATATGCGTTAAATATAAATATATTGAGAATTATGAGTGGTAAGGCTGGTTTAGCATTCGCTACATAATATAGCTTTTTTTCATTTGATATAATAAAATAATACTATTATGTCAAACGCAAGAATTATGTTACTCGCAATAGGCGAGCAAGATAGTATGATTAATCAGAATGCTGAATATACTTTCTTTCAACGTGATATAAAAACTCATACACAATTTGGAACTGATTGGTTAGTTGTTAGAAATAATGATAAGAATAATACTAATTTTATTGTTGATAATATGGGATTAGATATACACGTTCCTATAAATGGTGATCTATTAATAGATGTATATTTACGTATTAAATTAGACGCATCTACTCAATGGGATTATTCAGGTAATAGTGGTTCTATGGCTACAAATACTTACGCATTAGAAACATTTGTAAATATAATAGATACTGTTCAATTTATACATAATAATAAAGTTATAAGTGAATTAGATAGTTTATATATTTTATCTTATTATGACTTATATTTAAATCAGCAACAGAAGAATGAATTAGTTCCTATGGTATCATATGAATATGCTAAAATTGGTGCTCAATCGTCAGCATCATCACCGTCATTTATAAACTTATATGTTCCTTTACCATTTTGGTTCCACAAATCACCAATGAACGCATTTCCATTATGGGCTATAAAAGATAATAATATTACTATAAGAGTTACTCTTAAACAATTTAAAGGACCATCTACACGTGCTATAAGAGATATTGAATGTTTATATAAATATGGTTTTTTAACACCTGAAGAAAAGGAACGCTTTACAAGCTTACCATTAGAATATATTATTAAACAGGTTAATAGAGTAGATAGAGTGCGTGTTACTGCGAATAGCACTTATAAGGTGACTATACCACAAACACATTATATGGAATATTTAATGTGGAATATATCATTAATGGAGGGATATCAAAATACCAACAATAATATAGCTTTTAGAAAACTGATAGATGGACTTAAGAGAGCATCTATAAACATTAATGGAAATATGTTAGTTGACACAACTAGCGATTATTATAAATTAGTTCAAAGATATGAACATTTTAAGTGTGATAGTGCTTTTAAGATTTATGAATATAATGATATAAGTTCAGCACAATCATTAATATTACATCCAAATGAATATAATACATATCCATTCTATTACTTAAATAGTTTAGGTAGTAAGTTTGTTCCAATATTACCATTATATACTTATTCATTTGGTTTAGAACCTGTACAGAATAAAGATACTGGCTTCTTAAGTACTGAACAATTTACACATAGTCAATTGACATTGGAGTTTAATAATTTAAGTGATATAACTAATAATAATCTACAATTTGCTGAATGTAATGTATATTTAGTTCGTCATAATATTATAAGAATAAAAGATGGCATATTGAATGTATTATTTGCTTAAGAATGAAAAATTATATTTTCTCGTAAAAATATTTTCTATTGTTATTATATAATATTTAATTCAAAATGGCTGGTGGTTTAATGCAATTAGTTGCTTATGGTGCTCAAGATATTTATTTAACTGGTAATCCACAAATTACCTTCTTCAAGGTCGTCTATCGTCGTCACACTAACTTCGCAGTTGAAGCTATTGAACAAACTTTCAATGGTGCTGCTGATATTGGTCGTCGTTTCACTTGTACAATTGCTCGTAATGGTGATTTATTACATCGTTTATACTTACAAGTTGATCTTTCAGCTGTTACTAACGTTGGTAGTAACGGTTTCTTAGGTTTCCAATTATTAGACTATGTTGAAGTTGAAATTGGAGGTCAAGTCATTGATAAACAATATGGTGAATGGATGGCTGTTTGGTGTGACTTAACTCATACTTTAGACCAAGCTATTATGTTAAGTCAATTATTAGATGGTGCTAATACTGCTAATACTTCATTAGATAGATTACATGTTCCATTACAATTCTGGTTCTGTCGTAACCCAGGTTTAGCATTACCATTAATCGCTCTTCAATATCACGAAGTTAAGATTAATGTTCAATTTGTATCAACTGCTCCTAATTGTGTTGGCCCTGTTGGTTCAACATACTTACAAAATACTACCGTTTGGGCTGATTATATTTTCTTAGATACTGATGAACGTCGTCGTTTCGCTCAGGTATCACACGAATATTTAATTGAACAAGTCCAATATTCAAATGCTTTAACTATTGCTGCTGCTGCTACTACTACTCAACATGAATTACGTTTCAACCATCCTGTTAAAGAATTAGTTTGGTTAGTTGATCCATCATCATCAGTTACTACTTTTGATGGTTATTTAATTAGTTCAACTGCTTTATTACAATTAAACGGTCAAGATCGTTTCAAACGTCGTTCAGGTGATTATTTCACTAAAGTTCAACGTTACGAACATCACACAGGTGCGGGACGTTCATATGTCTTAAACGCATTAACAGGTGCTGCTGGTAATCCAAACTTTAACACAGTTTTACCAAATACTCACGTCTATTCATTTGCTCTTAAACCAGAAGAACATCAACCATCCGGAACTTGTAACTTCTCACGTATTGATAACGCAGTATTAAACTTAGAATTCTTAGCTGCTAGTTCATCATCCGCTATTCCATCATCAACTATTCCATCAGGTGGTGCTGTCTTAAAAGTCTATGCTGTCAACTACAACGTCTTACGTATTATGTCAGGTATGGGTGGTTTAGCATACTCTAATTAAGAAGTTTACTTATATGTCATTCTCATTACATAAATATTATGAGAATTACAAAAAAAAATCTATAGTAATAGTATAAATATAAAGAAATATGGCTGGTGGTTTAATGCAATTAGTTGCTTATGGTGCTCAAGATATTTATTTAACTGGTAATCCACAAATTACCTTCTTCAAAGTCGTTTATCGTCGTCATACTAACTTCGCAATTGAAGCTATTGAACAAACATTTAACGGTTCTGCTGATTTAGGTCGCCGTGTTACTTCTACTATTGCTCGTAATGGTGATTTATTACATCGTATTTATTTACAAGTTGATGTTGATTTATCAAATACAAACCCAGCTTTAGCGGCAGGTGTTTTCTCATATTATGGTTTTCAATTATTAGACTATGTTGAAGTTGAAATTGGAGGACAAGTTATTGATAAACAATACGGTGAATGGATGGCATTATGGTGTGATTTAACTTTACCATTTGACCAATCACGTATGTTAGAATATATGGTAGACCCTACTGAATTTGGTATATCAAATGCTGATCCAAATCGTTTACATATTCCATTACAATTTTGGTTCTGTCGTAATCCAGGTTTAGCATTACCATTAATCGCTTTACAATATCACGAAGTTAAGATTAATGTTCAATTTGAACCAGCTTCTATATTCTCAACAAATGCTATTCCATATACTACAACCGGACAATATTTACAAAATGTAACAATATGGGCTGATTATATCTTTTTAGATACTGATGAACGCCGTCGTTTTGCGCAAGTGTCACACGAATATTTAATTGAACAAGTTCAATTCTCAAATGCTTTAACAATTAACACTAATTCAACAACAGTTCAACACGAATTACGTTTCAATCATCCAGTTAAAGAATTAGTCTGGTTAATTGATCCATCAAATAATACAGCAAACTTTACAACATATCAACCTTGTTCAGATGCTTTATTACAATTAAACGGTCAAGACCGATTTAAGCGTCGTTCCGGTGATTATTTCACTAAAGTTCAACGTTTTGAACATCATAGTGGTTGTGGTCGTTCACTAAATTCAACAGATAGATCATCAACTGAAGATGAAAGTAATGTATTCGCTCAAACACATATTTATTCATTTGCTCTTAAACCAGAAGAACATCAACCATCAGGTACTTGTAATTTCAGTCGTATTGATAATGCTGTATTAAACTTATCATTTGCTACTTCACGGGCGGCTGGTTATCCAACCGTTGCTCAAATTGCGGCTGGAACTGTATTGAAAGTCTATGCTGTCAATTACAATGTTCTTCGTGTTATGTCAGGTATGGGTGGTTTAGCATACTCTAATTAAGAAATATGTTATTTATATTTTATATAAGATGTAAATAACAACTATAAAATAAAATATATTTAAAATATAAGTTATACTATATCGTAAAAAATGACAGGAAGTTTAATGCAACTAGTCGCTTATGGCGCTCAAGATACATATTTAACAGGCAATCCACAGATAACATTCTTTAAAGTTGTATATAAGAGACATACAAACTTTGCGATGGAATCTATTTCTCAAACAATGAATGGAACAATAGGTTTAGGAAATACATTCAGTTGTATATTAGGACGAAATGGTGATTTAGTTCATCGTGTATATTTAGAAATGACATTTAATCAAGATATAAGTAATGCGTGGCGTGTAGGACATCAAGTTATAGATAATATTGAAATTGAAATTGGAGGACAAGTAGTAGATAGACATTATGGTGAATGGATGGATATTTGGACACAATTATCACATACTGAAGCTAATTGGCAAAAATTAGATAGAATGATAGGAGGGTCATTAAAGGATAGCAATAATCCAAATTATACTAAAGTGTATGTTCCTTTACATTTTTGGTTTTGTCGTAATCCCGGTTTAGCATTACCTTTAGTAGCATTACAATATCACGAAGTTAAAATTAATATTCAATTGAATAATTCATTCTTAGTAACATCTGGTAGTTCATTCACCCCATCAAATGCTCAATTATTATATTGTGATGTTTATGTAGATTATATATATTTAGATACTGATGAACGACGACGTTTTGCTCAAGTATCTCACGAATATTTAATTGAACAAGTTCAATATTCAAATGGTATTAGTATAACACCTAATTCAAGTACTACAAATAAATTATTTTTAAATCATCCTGTAAAAGAAATAGTATGGGTTGCTAAAGATAATAGTGGAACAAGACATCCATTTGATTTTTGGGCTTCTCAAGGTTCATTATTAGATAATACAACTATAGCACAAATTCAGTTGAATGGACAAGACCGTTTTCAACAGAGAGATGGTAGTTATTTCCGTCTTGTTCAACCATATCAACATCATACAGGTGGACATAATCAACAAGCTAGTGATCCATCAACAAATAGTAAGCCATTAGGTGGATTTTATGTATATAGTTTCGCATTAAATCCAGAAGAACATCAACCAAGTGGAACTTGTAATTTTAGTAGAATTGATAATGGAACTTTAGAAATTAATACTGGTTCAAGTGCGAGAGTATTACATTATTACGCAGTAAATTATAATTTGTTAAGAATAATGAGTGGAATGGCGGGCGTCGCATTTTCAAATTAATTTTTGCGTATTTTTAAAATATATATGACGAATATACGTAATATATACTTAAAGATTTCATATATAAAATTGGTTATAGAAACACTCAAAATGGCTAAAAAATCTACTCCTGCTCCACAAGCAACTCCAGCTCAAACCCAACAATCTGCTCCAGCTACTCCAGCTCCAGCACAACAAGCAGCAGCAACAACTACTGCTCCAGAAAAGAAAGCACGTGCTCCTTCAAAGAAGACTGATGCTTCTCCTGCTCCAGCTCAACAAGCAGCACCTGCTACTCCAGCACCAGTACAACAAGCAGCAGCACCAGCTAAAGAAAAGAAGGCTCGTGCTCCTTCAGCAAAGAAGGAAGAATCTACTCAACAAGCAGCAGCACCAACTACTCCTGCTCCACAAGCTTCAGGTGAACAATCACATGAAGAACAACCACAATCAGTTGAAGTTTTATTCCAAACTTTAGTTAGTCAAGCTGAAGCTTTAATGGAAACTCAAAAAACTTGGTTAGCAACCTTACGTCGTGCTGTTAAATGCTATACTCGTGAAAGTCGTGAAATGGCTCGTGCTAATGCTCGCTTAGCTGCTAAACGTGCTCGCCGTCAAAATGGTGGTGATGGTCAAAAGCGTGCTCCATCAGGCTTCCAAATTCCAACAAGTATTTCAGATAATTTATGTGATTTCTTAGGTGTCGCACACGGAACTAAGATGTCTCGTAATGTTGTTACTAAGCAAATTAATAACTACATTCGTGAACATAATTTACAAGTTAAGGAAAATCGTCGTAGTTTTGTCCCAGATACTAAATTAGGTGGTATCTTAGGTAAATTACAAGATGTTGATGCTTCAACTGGTTTCACTTATTTCAACTTACAACGTTATATTTCACGCCACTTCACTTCAAATGCTGCTTCAGCAACTACTGCTAGTTCAGCTCAATAAAATACTCTAATAATCGTATTATATTATTGTATAATTTGATTATTATAAAAAATTTGCAAAAATTTGATTAAAAATTATTTAAAGTTTTATGACGTATTGAAAACAAACAATTAAGATGTCTTCCTTTAACGCAAACAATATGAACACTCAATCCGGAAATATTTATCGTGCTAATAATGTAGATTTTACTAAGTTCACATTTAGCGAACCTGTAGCAAACAAATATGGCGGCCGCTCAAGCCGAGTTAAATACGCTGGTCAAGATTTCTTCATTCAAACTCCTCGTATGAGATTACCTTATGGTCTTGGTAAATGGGTTGATACTACTAATCCAGACAAAGTCAAATATTCTGTTGACTTCTCATTATCAGGTTATAACAAAAATAAACCAGATGAATATAACCCACGCACTGCTGAATTCTTTGATTTCTTAAGTAATCTACAACAATGTATGATAGATAATGGTATTAAAAATGCTATTACTTGGTTTGGCAAGCCAAGTGAAACCGTTCGTAAAAGTATTGAAAATGACCCTGATACTTATATTCGTGATTTAATCAAATATGCTAAAGATAAACAAACTAAACAAGTAACTGATAAATATCCACCAACATTTAAAGCACACGTTGTTACTTGGGAAAATAAATTCATCATTAAAGCTTATGATGAAAGTGGTAAAGAAGTCAATGACTTTGAAACTGCTTTCGTCAAAGGAACTGAAGCTGTTGCTATATTAAAATTAAAAGCTGCTTCATTCCAAGGTAAAAGTGCTGGCTTAAAGTTTGATTTAGTCCAAATTAAACTATATCGTCCAGCTGGTATTCCAGACTATGCTTTCATTGATGATGAAAATGATAGTAAACCAATTCGTAAGACTGCTTCTATGGATGATGAAGATGATAGTGATAGCAAACAAGGTTATTCAAATACTGTAGAAGATAGTGACGATGAACCTGTTCAAGTAAAAGATGAATTAGATGATGATGAAGAAGAAAATGATGAAGAAGAAGATGAAGAAGACGAACGTCCTCCAACTCCTCCTCCAGCAAAGAAAACTACAAAAAAATCAACTGAACAAGTCGCACCTACTAAATCAACTGTTGCTAAAAAGAAATAAATAACACATACGAGTTAATCATATAATATATATTATATCAATAACTCACACAACAATTTTTTATTTTTATATTATATAAATATGGGTAAAAAAATGAAAGGTGGTGATGGTGGTGAAGGAGTTTTATTATTAATAGCCGCATTAATTTTGTATATAGGATATTAAATCGGTAAATTTTTAAAAGAAAAACTAAATGTAAGTACTACAGTAGCGGTTATATTAGCTATAATATCAATATTTGTTATTATATTTTTATCATTTACATTATATATGTGGTATACAAATTCCAATAACAATACAACGGTATCATCTACAACCATTTAATACTTATTTTATTTACAAATATATATTATAAATAAAATATGACTGAATTCTATTTAATTATTCCATTTTTTCTTATTGTAGCCCTCGCGGCAGGCTTTGTTCTATGTAGAATGATGTGCGAATTATGCTCTAGATATACGTGGCAAGGTGTTTATATGGGATATTGTGCTTGTATATTTGTAGGTCTTCTAATAGCATTAATATTTAAAGATGAAATTATTAGTGCTACTTCAATCATTATATCAAGCGCTCCATTATTAAGAAATATACGTATATAATAAACTTATGATACGTAATTATCGTATCCTTGATAAAATTGGCTCAGGAACACACGGTATAGTATATCGTGTTGAACACACCTCAACTCATCAAATACTTGCTTTGAAAGATATGTATTTACACAATCTTTCAGATAAAGAACAAGAACAACTCGTTATGGAAATATGTATTCAAAAATGTAATACAAGTCCATATATCATAAAATATATTGATTCATTCATATATAATGAACATGTTTATATTATATCAGAATATGCGTCAAATGGTGACCTACAATCATTAATTGATATTAATAAAAAAAATAATAAAAAACTAAATAATAACTTCATCTCCAAAACTATACTCCAAATCATTTTAGGACTAACCTACTTACATAAATATCATATAGTTCATCGTGACCTTAAACCATCCAACATATTCTTTGATAATAACTGGAATGTTAAAATTGGAGACCTTGGCATCGCTAAATTCTTTCCCGATAATAATCTATTACACTCGTGTATAGGCAGTCCACTATATATGAGCCCCGAAACATATTCAGGTGATGGCTATAATGAACTTACTGATATATGGTCATTAGGTTGTATATTGTATAATATGCTGACATATGAAGTACCTTATTCTGCTAACAATATATTACGACTTGCCTATTTAATAAGTAATGAAAATTTTAAACCTATTAATGATAGAAAAGAATGGAATAGTCTCTTAGAAAACTTATTGAATAAAAATATTAAATTCAGACCTACAGCAATAGAATTAGCAGCAAATGATTTCCTAATATCTAAATCCGGTATGACTTTAAATAATATAAAAAATATAATAAATTCATCAAATCGTATTGAAGAAAATATTATTCAAATATATAATGATATTTCAGGTAATATTGATAACCAAATTGACAAAATTAATAAATTTCATCTTAAATATACTTTAACTTTACCACCTCTCAATATAAATAAACGTCATAGTGACTCTAATATTAATAAAATCACTGTTTCATCAAGACGCCATAGCGAACCTAATCCATCATATAAACTTCAATTACCTCCATTAACTCATCGGTGACGTCTCTTTGATGACTTTCTCTTATTCTTACTTGAACGTCTCTTTGATTTTCTTTTACCTCCTTTCATCACTAATGAACCACTCATTAATTCACCATTAAATACTGGTGGAACACGACTATCATATCCAACAACTACCGCTTGACCTGCTATTTGTTCTAAACGTGGATCTAAAAAATATCCATTACCACCACCACTCATTCTTTTACTATTACGACGAGAACGTCTCTTACCACATAAAGGCATTGTTCTTCTAACTCCTGCTATCATTATTATATTATATACCACGATTATTTCTTCTTATCATATAATTGTTGTAATGATAAATCACCCCAATTATAACTCAACCATAGATTATACATTACATAATCTATTGGATCTGTTTTATTCATATAAGGATCATATACCTTAAGTCTATTCATCATCGTTTTTCTAAAATCTTCTAATTTATCAGTATACCATACTTGCTCATCATCATCCTTCTTTTCTTCTCTCTTTTTTCTATATTGATTCGCTAACATATCTAATCCATATAATCCTTTAGAATTTTCCATTTAGAAATAACATACATTATTTTTCTTCAAAAAAATATTCAAATAATATTATAAAAAAATATGTTCCCTGTTATGGATAATGAAAAATTAACCAATCTATTATTCTTTAATCTTATCATTAATATACTATCTATAGTCTTCATTCTATATATTTATCGTAAATTACGCAATAATCAAGGTCCACCTGGTCCTCCTGGTCCACCTGGTCCTAAAGGTGATGTAGGACCGTCATCAACACAACAGACAACATCATCTAAATAAAGTAATTTATTCATTATAATATTAGATAGCTTGTTTTGAATATTGTTTTTCAATAAATCAATTATCTCTTCTTCTTTCACATTACATATCAACAAATAACCTATTATCTCATAAATATGTATATTCATACTTATGTGATATAAAGAAAACAATTATTTTTATTTTACATAAATGAATACACCCTTGTATCTTAATGACTTCATCATTCATAAAAATATTGCTCTTAAATTAACTGCTTTTAATCAATATGTACCTCATATGATATTTTATGGCCCAACCTCCTCAGGTAAAAAAACCCTAATATACGCAATGATAAATAATATTCATAATAATAATAATCCAATTCAAAAATATAGAAACATCAAGTTTGATGATATAACTGTTAATGGTAATCTCATTCCCATTAATTATGTTCAAACACCATATCACTTTGAATTCAATCTATCTGAGTATGGATTATGTGATGCGGATGTTATTATCAATTATATACAAAAAATAGTTGAATATAAAACTATTGATAACTCATTCCATATTATAGTATTACATCATATTGATAGACTATCTATTGACACACAAAAAACATTATTATCACTTATGGATAAATATATATTAACTACACGCTTCATATTTATAGCTAATAATATACAATCTATGTATAGTTGCTTTAAATCACGCTTAATTGAAATAAGAGTTCCATCGCCTGCTAAAAATATGGTATATAAATATATCCAATATTCATATCCATCACTACATAATACACAAATTGATAAAATTATAGAATACACTAATTATAATTTATTTAACCTATGTAATCTATTACCATATATTAAACAATCCATAGATACAAATGCGAATTCATTATTAACTGACACTAAATTAAACGAAATATTACAAACACCTAACATAAAATCCATTATTAATACACTTATTCCACATATAAAAGAACGTAGTATCACATCCATTAAAACTATACGTGCTATATTATATAACTTATTATTATCAAATATACAGATTAGAGATATATTTAGTAATATTGTTGACTATGTTATGAAACATCCTGATATACCAATATCGTCTAAACAATCATTTATTCAAGATGCTAATAATATTGAAGTTGGTATCATTAAAATTGAATATAATATTATCATTATAGAATTTTTGGTATTTAAAGTTAAAAAGCTATTTCTTCAACATAATGTATGAACAATATTACAAAATATTAGAATGTTCACCTAATGATGATATCAAATATATACGCAAACAATATCTTAAATTAGCACTAAAATATCATCCTGATAAAAATAAAGAACACGGGGACCGCTTTCGTGAAATTAATGAAGCATATCAATTTATTTCTTCTTCTAACAATGATATTAATAATACTATATTACAATCACCTGTTGATTTATTAAGAGAAATACTTTCGCATTATGATAATGATTTGGCTGATATTATACACGATACATTGTCATTATTATCTCCAAATAGTTCAAATATTTCAGATTTATGGAAACAAATTATTAATATACCTAAATATGATTTAATTAAAACTGGTACTAGCTTAGTTAAACAATATTTAGAAAGAAAATGTTCTATTACTAATCACAAAATTTATAATTTATATATAAATGATGATGAATTAAAAGAACAGTATAATATTGAATGTTCAATTGACTTTCTTACTAAATATTCATCAATTGAACTTTTTATAAATAATCAATTTATTAATACTTTTGACCTTAAATATCAAAATATTTCAATAAAATACAATAATACTATTCATGAATTCTATTTTATAGATAATTTTTTATCCGGATTTAAAAGAATTAACAAATATGATTTA